AGGAAAAGGTATCGTCCCATTCTTCATCTTCTGGATCTAAAGGGTGAGAAACTAAATAGTTATCTCGTATTAACTGCCACGCTTGAGTAGTCGTATCTACTAAATCATCATGCTTTCCGTAAGGAAAAGAAGCACATTCTTGAATTAAATCATCGACCCACGCTTCATTTAAAACGAAAACTAACCCTGTTTCTAACATCGATGCTACGACATGGGCTCTCGAAACTTTATCTCGATCTGGTGTAAATTCTTTCACAGGAACACCTGCTCTTCTTAAATCTTGTAATAACGATTGTCCTGATGCACGTTTCTCGACTAATACTACATCGGGCTTCCAATCGAAAAAAGACTGTTGAGCTTCTTTTCTTAGTTCAGGATACTCGACACGATTACGCCATAGCTCTAATAAAATTATACAAGCTTGATCTCTTCCTTCTTCGTCTATATGTGTAAACACTCCCCATGTAGTTCGAGCTGAATAGTCTGCAGTTTCTTTCGCACTAAACGCAGTATCCCACGATTGAACTATCGTATGACATGCTGGTAATCTTTTCTTTTCCCATACACGCCACCAATCTCTTTTTAAAATCTGTCCTTGCTCCGCACTCGGTTTTTGCTGGTATAAACTTTGCCATACTCTTTCTCCGACTGTCGATTGAATCTTTTTTAATTTTTCTACGGGATAAGCTTCTGGCCACAAGGCATCCCCGTTATCGTTAATCGCAGGGAGATCTAAAACTTTCCATGCTCCTGGTTCGTTTTCTAAAACCCAACCAGCGAGATCTTCTTCGTGCCATCGAGTTTGAATGATGATTACTTTTCCACCTGGCATTAATCGTGTGAATGCGACCGACTTATACCATTCAATAAGATTTCTTCTTTGAACTTGAGATTCAGCATCTTCTCGCCCTTTTATCGGATCATCAATAATTAATAAATGTGCACCACGACCTGTAATTGCACCACCCGCACCGACTGCTGAATACGTTCCACCTTGAACTGTATGAAAACGTTTCGCTGAAGTAGAATCTTCTCGAAGTGTCGTGTTAGGAAAAACTTTAGTGAACTCTTCCGATTTTACATGATTACGAACCTTGCGTCCAAAGTCATCAGCTAGTTCTTGAGCGTAAGTAGATTGAATAACAAAGTTCTTAGGATTACGACCTAGAAACCAAGCAGGGAACATTTCAGAACATAGCATAGACTTTCCGTGTCTCGGTGGCATAAATATAGCTAGACGATCAAATTCATCTCGTTCAAGAGCCTCTAAACTTTTAGCGATTAATTGTATATGAGCAGGTGTACTATAGCCGTTATACATATGTTGAGCAAACTTTAATACAGAAGTTTGTGCTCCAGATACTTCCTGTTTTTCTTTTTGATTTTTTATTACAAGAAAAGCTTTCTCTCGAATCTCTTGAGGAGCCTTTTTATCTAATAATATTGCTTCAGCTTTTTGTAGTATCTCTAAGTTCATAAAAGAAACTTTCATCATCTCCTGCAGTCCACTTAGAATTATGCTCTACGCTATATTCAATAGTAGAAACTTTATAATCAGGGAAAATCATTTCTTTAGGAGACAAACTTTTATCGTAAAAAATAGTTCTATTATTTGGTTGAGCCGCATAATGACCGTTATCTAATTCTAGAATATTGAAAGACTTATGTTGACTAGGAACTTCTGAATAACCACAGTTAGGAATATTAGGATCGGCATGTGCAGAATCTATCGTAAATAAATAAACTCCGTAATGCCAATTTTTATTTGGTGAAAAATACTTACAACGACCTGTTCCTGCGTTACATTTTTCTATTACAGAAATATGATAGCTGAAACAATCCCATAACTGTAACTCTTCTAATGGTAAACTTTCTTCTGGCTTTACTGGCTTTGAGCAGAAAGCAGAAATAGGAAGCTTATCAAAAAGAGCGCCAGAATTATATAGGTACGTTTCGAAATACAAAGCTCTGCCGGTAATCGACTTAGCAGTGACCCAAACACCTTTTTCAAATTCTCCATGACCTTTTTCATGGTCGTAAAGATACTCTTTTTTTACATAAACTTCAATAGGTGGAATGTTTGCTACAAGAAAAGCCATAAATTATTTATATACGAAATTTATACATATAAAAGCTATTTGTTAGCTGTTTACTATATACTAACAGACAGCGCACAGCTTTTTCTGAAACTTATACGAAGTTTTACGTCAAACTTAATACGAAATTCTACGAGGAGTTTTATTCTCCTCGTAGAAAAAATATAGATTATAACTTATTAACTAAGTCTAACGCTTTCTTATTTATAGATAATAATTCATTTTTATTAACTACGTTATTATCTTTAAGAAATGAAAGATTTAGATTAATAGTATCTAAGTATCTTAATTTAAAATCTTTATTAAGATTTTTTAAATCTATCGAATAGATAGTTTTTAAGATCTTAGTATTATAATCGTAATCGTCTTTACTCATTCCGTTTTTAACGGAATTTTCAATAGTAGTAGAGAATTTATAATTCTCTAATCTAGTAAACGATTTTCCTTTTTTATCGTTTACTAATCTATGAAGAATTAAATTATCTTTAATTCTTAAAAGAGAAGAAGGAAATTTATTTAGTTTTCCTTTTCCTTTTTCATCTACTTTAGATTTACTCATTTTCTCTTTCTCCTTTCTATCTTTAATATAAAGATAGTATATTTATTTCATACTTTTCGAAAAAAGTAAAATTATTTTTCATCTTTTTTTTAAAAAAAATGTGAGGATAAATAAAATAAAAACCCCATAAATAACAGATAAATTATAATATCCATCTTTTTCCTTTCTAATTTTAGAATATAAAAAAATAAAACAATTTGAAACATTTATATTTTTTTTATTGTTCTTGATCCGAGTTGTACAGGCTTGTACACTATATACTATATACTATTTGCTTCTTACTACATACGTCAACGATCAACATTGATCAACGATCAACTGATCAAGGTCAATCGATCAAGACTAAAAAAAAGGGGCCCGAAGGCCCCTTGTTGTATTATAATTTATTGATTAGTTTTGTGAATTCGTTTAGGTTGTCTTGCATTGCTTTACTTAGCTTTGCGCCTTCGAATTCTTTAAGGAATGTTAAATATAATTCCTTGTGGTCTTTCTTAAGATATCTTGCGATAAGAACATTAGGCTTTTTAAACTTGCCATTATTCATTGTATCGTATGCGATATCTATTGATCTATAACCCTGTTCGAATGCTTCCTTAACTGTGGTAGCTTTCTGTGCTTGTGAGTAAATCTTGTGAGATTTACTTCCTGCTAATTTAGGGTTAACAAGTTTGAATAAAACCTTGTCGTTTCCGATCTGGTTTACTGTTCTTGGTAGTTTAGTTTTCATGTTACTTTCTCTCTTTCTATTGCCAATATATCGTATCTTAAAACAAAAGTAAACATCTTTATTTTAAAGTTGTGGAAAACTTTTGTACGGGTTGTACAGAGTTGTACCGAGATGCGCCGAGCTTTGCTGTAGTCTGTTGTCCCCTTACTCCTTACTCATGGATCCGGCTTGATCAAGAGTCAAGGGTCAACAGTCAACAACCGTCAGCCACAGCTAGTGTGTGTTGTTGTAGGATGCCTTCAATGAATCAAGGTATTGGGCTATGTCATCATCACTCATGGTGTCAAGGTTTGTTGTTTTGATTTCTTTCTTATCAACAAGGTACCCTAACATTTGTGCCTTGAGCCTGGCAGCTTGAACCGCTGCACCTATTTGCCCTCTGTCTCTAGCTTCTTGGATCATGGAGTCAATAGATTCGATTTCCTTGTCCATAGTGTGAATGGTTTGTTGGTGTTGAAGTGAGCGTAACCGATCAAGGGCCTTTCTAATTTTATCTTTCTTTAGTAGGCGGGTAGCTTGAACGTGTGCTGCAGATTGAGCATAGCCGGCTTCTAAAGCCGCTTGTTTCTTACCGAAACCTTGAAAGATATATTCAACAAACTTCTTTTCCTTGTCTGATAAAATCTTACTTTCGGCACTAGTAAAATCAATAATATTATCTGGTCCTTTATCCATAGAATTATCTATAAACTAAAAGGCCAGATAAGTAAATACTAGGTTTTAATCTTCTTTCGGTAAGGGTGAATGAAATTCACCTTTCGTTTCTGTTAATGTTATTTCTACTTCCTTGATAAGATAATCATGCGTGGTCTCGTCTCTCTTTTCGAATACGTGTTCTTCTGCTTCTTTTTTAGTGGCGAACAAAATATAATGAGATATCTTGTGAGTTTCTTTACGCCATCTAACAAATCCATTTGAGTCATATCCTTTTAAATGCATGAAGGGTTCATACCAAGCTACTGTAGGAATAGAATGATGTAGATGCCATTTATCTTCAAATTCATCTTTTGTAATATGTTTAAAAGTATTATCTGTTGCGTTTTCAAATACTGCGTATGCTTTCATTGTTAACCTTTCTTCTTTAAGTTTCTTTATTATAAAATTTTAAAAAGCATTTTTAAACATTTACTTTAATCACCAGTTACACTTTCACCAGTGTAATGTTCTCTTGCTATATCTTTACCATCTTGATAACCTCTTTTGTAATCTTCAGATTCAGGCTCTTCATAGACCTCACCCTCTTTTATATACCTCTTGTCTCCTAGTTTTCTGCGTCTTGCTTTTAATGCGTTAAACTGTAAATTGTTATATTCAGCTTGCTGATCTTTATCTAAATCAGCCCACATGATACCCATTTCATTTATTGAATGTTTGAAAGGGTAGTTATGACAAAAGCCAGGGAGTTCGTTTATATCGTCCATACCATCGCAGATCTCAAAAGCTTCTACAAGTCTTTGTAGTCTAAGTATTGCTTTATTAACAGTGTCTATCTGTTGATATATCGAAAACTTAATGCCAGCTTTTCTTGCTCTATCACTTAATTTAGTGCTAGACATAAAGCTACGTGCTGCATCTTCTATGTTACTATGTAACTGTGCTTCTTCATCATACATATTCTTTCTCCTTTTGTTTATTATAAATTATTTAACTACCTAATGAAACATCTTTAAATTCTTTCATGTAGTATCTGTCTTTCCATAATCGGCTATCTTCAAGTGCTGGACATATAGTTTCTAGCATATCATAAAATTCTCTTTTCCCTGTTTCAAAATCTTTGCAAGGTATATTTACAGAGATATTATAAAACCTAGTTTTATCGTTAATGTCAATAGGGTCGTATGGTATCTGTGCTCTACATTTAAGTATCATGTTGAGTTCTCCTTAATGTTTCTCTTTCTTCTTGTTCTACTTTATGCTTATGTTTCCAATAAGTCGGTAAGAAGTGGTTTAAGAAAAACCATGTGCTAGTTCTACTAGGGTGTAGAATTTTACTAATATGTAACATATTCCATAAGTCGGCAACTTCCTTAGACATTAGACCTTTGCCTATGGATAAGGAAGTTACTGGTGAGTTAGCAAATTTTTCCCATTTGCTATCGGGTTTAACCTTCTTTTTTTTCATAATATTTATTATAAAGTAAGAATTAACAGAAAGAACCCTTATTTACTTTTGTGAGCATCTATTATTTTCATAATGTCACTAATATTGTTTTTAATTATGTCTGTGATATTGTCGTCTAGGTATTCACTAATCTTGTCTTCAACAATAGTTTCGATATCTGCGTTGTTGATTTCTTCCTCAACCTTTTCACATACCATATCGTTGATGAGATCTTCTACTGTGTTGGCCATAATATTCTCCTTTCGCCTGGGCGGTGGGTAATAACATTACCCTTATAGGTACCGCCCTTACCTGTCTCCGGTACAGCTAGTTGTTGACTTATAAACATTTCACTGTGTACAACAGTTACGTGCCGTTTAGTCAACTAAAGAGCCTAGCCGACCCTAACTATAGCTACGCTATTGAATACAGTTAAAAGTAGCTACCATAATAACTGTATTCGATAACATTTAAACAAGGGCCGGAATACGACCCTTGTCAGAAAAAGAAAATAAGTAATAAATTATATTATTATTAATAATAACAAAAGAAACCTTTACTTTAAAGTAAATGTCGCTTTAGGGGTCTTGCTAGCCATACCCTCTTTATCTCTATCTTCTGTAGCAATAAAACCTCTCTCCCTATCCCAATCGATGTCGATAGTTCTACCGCCAGATGCTAAGAAATCTCTAATGGTAATACCATTCTTGTAGATCTCAAACATCTTATAACCCTTAGAGCCTTCTCTCTTTGGGTTCTTTTCAACACATAGTTGAATACGAGCATCTCTGTCGTATTTATATGTTCCTTGTTTTTCTCTAGGAGTAGGTACAACCTTACTCTTAGCTTTAACACCTTTAGCTTTTACTGCCTTAGGAGTTTTAGATTTACCCTTGTGGGTACTTGTAGATAAAGCCATTTGCTTTCTCCTTTCTAATTGTTATAATATTATAATAAAAAACAGCCGTAGTAAACCGATATATTAATTTAAATGTAGGAATACAATAGCACTTGCTATTATTATTATCAATGTCGTTAAGTCCATATAAACCCCTTTCTATACTATATAGAGGCCTTTTTATATTAATACAATATATCATTTGGCCTCAGAATGGCCTCCGTGTGGATTGCCTGGATTGCCTCTAGATTTCATACTAATCCCGTTACTATTATTAGTATACAATAATAATAGAGTATTTGGATTAGGGATTGCCATTTCGTAAATTATTTTTACTGATTTACTCAATTGCTTTTTTAATCCCTAGTATATGCGGGTCTTACGACATACTCATCTGCTAATACTAACACTAAGCCTCGTAATTGACTAGCTGTTAAAAAGTCTAGCATTGCCGCTTCTTTTACCAATGACATTTCTTCATGGGTAAGTCGATAATCATCTACCACATTTAATTTATCAAATATGTTAGTTATTTTATCTTGTAGTTCACTTGGATTTATCATATAATCCCTCCTTTTCTTGTCTTTCTAAGATTAATTTGTGTAGTTTCTTGTGTAGTCTTTGTTTATATCGTCTATCTGTAACTAAACTAACACTACTGAACCACAATGAAGAGTTTAATTCCTGTAGTTCTTTCGTGCTAAATCTAGTTAGCAATTCTCCTTTCTGTTTATTTTTAAACTTGTATTTACGTTTAGGTCTATCAACCTCTTCAAACTTATCTAGATGTTCAGTTACATATTTAGATACCGTAGAATATCTACGATTGAGTGTAGCAAATCTTTTATGGTTTATTACCCCTCGTCTTTCTATGCCATCTACATCTACATAGTTTAGTATTTGCCTAGTTAGTTGATGCCTGAGCCTTAACTCTAGCCTAAATAGTCTAGGAGGTAGGCTATATATACTCATATGACCTTTAGTCATGTCTGCGATTCTATCTCCATGTCTTGACACGCTGTCTCTACAGCCCACCAAGCTAACATGTTCTTAAATTGAGTTTCCGACCAGACATTATCTACTTTATTAAAATGGCTAATCATGCTGATAATACTATCAGCGCCACAACTTAACGTGCTTTCTTCTAACATACACCATATATCTTTACTAAAATGGTCGTAGAACTTAACAGTATCTCTGTAGTATATTAACTCATTTACAATACCACCTTCCATACCATGCTTAATTACTTCTGCGATTTGCTCTTTCGGTAGATTAACCCGAACCCATTGAGCAACGCTGTCGTATTTATGTAGATCGTTCATCTTTGACTTCAACCTCCTTCTCAATTAGAATCTTGCTCATGATTGAATTGAGGCATTTTCTTAAAGTTGCTATCTCAGTACACATATTAACATGAGCACGAAAGATACCCTCTAATTGGTTCTCTATCGAATCTGTGCTAATACTTTCTACACGATGTATAGTTTTAACTTTCTGCTGCATTATCTTTCTCCTTTAATTTATTATAAAGAAATTCCTTACCATTAGGAACCGATTTCTTCATATAGTCTTGGACAATATGGTTTAAGATTAAGTTCTTTGTAATCTTTCCTACTATCCCTTCTTTTTCCGCACGGCGCTGCCAGTGATATTGAATTTTCTCCATGCAAGCACTCGTGATGTCATTGAGGTAATATACCTTCTTGTTTCTCATATAGCCACGCATATAACTGGCCATATAGTCTTTATCATTTGTTGCCATTTAACACTCCGTATAATTCCTCAAGGATCTCAAATCCTTGATAGTCGTAATAATCCATAAGACCGTTAAACCTTTTAATAACAATCTCGTCTTTGATATTATTAAGCCATTCTCGAACATCTTCTTTATCACCCCATTTCGTATCTTCGTAACAACGAAAATAGTAGTAGCCTTCAGCCTGAGAA